GTAGCACTTTGCTTTCGTCTGTTCTAAATCAAAATCCAAGATTTTATTCTGGTCCATCAAGTCCTGTGCTTGGTGCAATGTATGCATTAGAAGAGAACTTTACTTCTAATGAACTGTATACTGGATATCCGAAACCAAATCAAGTAAGAGAAATTATTGGAAGTATTCCTCATCATTTTTATAGTGATGTAGAAAAACCTGTTGTCTTTGATAAGAATCGTGCATGGACAGCAAGAGTTCCATATATTGAAGGGTATATTGGACAGCAGGCAAAGATTCTTGTTCCCGTTCGTCGGGTAGATGAGATTCTTACATCTATTCTTTCAATGATTCATCGCAATCCTTTTCAAGAGGGACAAGATAGAATCAATTTTATTGATGAATATTTGGTGAAAATAAACACACCCATCAATGATTATAATCGATGTATGCATCTCTTAAGTCCTGATGGTATAGTGTATGAGTCACTGAATGCAGTGAAGGTGGGACTTGAACAGAACATGCGTGACAAAATGCACTTTGTGGACTATAATGATATGGTGAGTAATCCTGAGCAAGTTATGGAGGATATCTATGACTTCTTAGGAGAAGAATATTATGAACATACGTTTGATGGTCTCTCTAATATTCATAGAGAGAATGATCTAAACACTTATGGACTTGGTGATATGCACGAAGTTCACTCTAAACTAGAGAAAACTTCTAGTTCTCCAGAGTCTGTTTTGCCAAAAGAGATTATCGATCTTTATGAACAGAACAAACAATCACTTGAGTTTTGGAACTCTAAATAAAAAAAGTAAAGGAGAATAACTAAAAATGGCAATTCAATTTTCCAAAAATATTACAAACATTGAGGTTGTAAATTCTGGAGACAAAGATATAGTATCTAGTGTAGAACTTGAATTTACTTCTTATGATGACTCTGATCAAGAGGGAACAACCATCACTTCTAATCAAAGATTTGATCTTGAGACTGATGGTAGATCATCTTCTTCTGAGGGATGGGTAGCATATGATAGTTTGGACGCAGCAACCGTTGAAGGATGGTTAGGATCCGAATTAACTGATAGAATAACATCAGTTCAGGCAAATCATAATGGATGGATCAATTCTGTTCTCACTCCTCCTGCACCTGCTACAGTAGATAAAGCACTTCCTTGGTAATTTTATGGCAAAAACTAAGTATTCTATATTTCATGTTCAAGGTGGGTTTGGAAAACATATTGCCGCAACAGCAGTAGCCAAGTGTATTAAGAATAACCATCCAAGCAGACAACTTGTGATTGTCTGTGCTTGGCCAGAAATATTTCAAAATCTTCCATTTGTTGATAGAGTATACCAACTTGGTAATACAAGTTATTTCTATCAAACTTATGTGGAAAATCAGGATTCATTAATCTTTCATAATGAACCTTATTTCACAACGGATCATATTCACAAAAAACTTCCTCTTGTAAAGACCTGGACAAAGATGTATGGTCTTGACTACAGGGGAGAGATGCCTGATATCAAGTTCAATCCTTTACAACGAAAATTAGCAAAGGAGTTCTGGACTGGTCGTGCCAATGGTAAACCTATCATGGTCATTCATACCAATGGTGGGTTGTATCAAGAGCAGAGACCTTATCTATGGGCACGAGACATGCCCGTAGCACTAGCACAGAGACTTGTAGACCACTACTCTGATGACTATCACATCTTTCAGGTTAAGAAGGCATCTAGTGAGGCACTAGATGGTGTAGAAGTCATTCAAGATCCTATGAGTAATATGGAACTTGTCAGCACTCTTCTTCATAGTGATAAGAGAATTCTTATTGATAGTTCTCTACAACACGCAGCAGTAGCACTCAAACTTCCTTCGGTAGTTCTGTGGAACGGAACTAGTCCCGATGTGTTTGGGTGGGATATGCACACAAATATTCAGGCAGAAAAACCTGCTAACTTCAAACTTCCAAACAGTTATTTGTTTGACTTTGATTTCATGGGAATGGAAGCAGAGTATCCTTATGTGGATGAAGATGACGAAATCTTTGACTTTGATAAAATTGTAGAAGCAGTCGGCTAATGAATGTAATTGGACTTTATGGTGCGATTGGTTGGAATGTTTTACTTTCCGACAATCCAAAACTTCGCAATCAAATGAATGAAAGTTGGACACACGGTGCTAGTGTGACCCTCTTTTCTGATGGGAATCATGTTACAAGTATCAGTGAGGAACGACTCAGTGGTATCAAGTATGATGGAAACTTTCCACGTAAATCAATAGAGTATTGTTTATCCGCAGGTAATCTCTCCAAAGAAGATATTGATGTTGTTATTGTTCCTTCAATGGCAAATCAAAATCTTTATAGGAACTATATTAACGGAACTCTAAAGTCAAAACTCAAAAGATATTTTCCTAAAGCTAGAGTTGAGATAGTTTCGCATCATCTCAGTCATGCATATTCTTCTGTGTTTTCTTGTGATCATAATGAAGGTTCATTCATTACTTTAGATAATGCTGGTTCGGTTTTGTTTGATACTACAGGAAATATTTTTGCATGTGAGAACCACTCATTTGGATATTTCAATAAGGAAAAAGGTATCTTCAGATATTATCCTGGTATTCCAATGACTAATAATCTTGGAAATTATTATTGGGTGTGGGCACACAACATCTATTCTCAGATGGTGCAAAAACCAATTGATATTACTGATCCAAAGTATCGTGAGACTTTCTGTGGTAAGGTGATGGGTCTCTCTGCTTATGGAAATATAAAAGAACCCAAGAAAGATTGGAGACTTCATTTTGAAGGTATTCCTCAGGTAGCACTGGAGTCTTTACCTGGTCGTGATTTTAATTATGGTAATCTTTCTGCCGAAAATAAAGCAAAGCAACTTCAATATAATTTTGAAAATGCAATGCTTGAATGGATGAAGCAACTTAAAGAGCAAGGATATATTGTGGATAATCTTTGCCTTGCCGGTGGTGTCTTCCTTAACATCCTTGCAAACTCTGTTCTTCGTAAGAATGATATTGCAAAGAACATGCACATTCCACCATTCCCTGATGATACCGGACTCTCATTCGGTGCAGCATGTTATGGTGTATTCAAGGCAAAGGAAAAGGTAACTCTTCCACATAATATTTCACTTCTCGGACGCACTTATAGTGATGAAGAGATTGAGGAAGCACTTGAGGGCATTGAGTATAAGAAGTTTGATACCTTTGAGGAATTGTGTGATAAGACTGTGAATGTTCTTGCCGAGAATAAGATTGTTGGTTGGTTCCAGAATCGTTCAGAGTTTGGTCCAAGAGCACTTGGTTCTAGGTCTATCCTTATGAATCCGACACCAAAGGAGAATAAGGAGATGATAAATACTCGCATCAAACACAGAGAGGAATGGCGTCCGTTCGCAGGTATTATGCTTGAGGAATATCAAGATGAATACTTCACGGATACATATCCTAATGAATATATGCTATACTCTTTAGTTGTAAAACCACATCAAAGAAAGAAACTCGGTGCAATCACACACAAGGATTTCTCTTGTAGAATTCAGACTGTGAATAAGGAGTTGCACCCAGAAGTTACCACACTTCTGCAAAAATATAATAAGAAGACTGAATGTCCTGTTCTTCTCAATACATCTTTCAATGATAATGGTCAACCAATCGTAGAAACTCCAAAAGATGCGATTAAAACTTTCAAGAACATTGATTTGGATTATCTTGTGATTGGTAATTATCTTGTAGTAAAACAGTAATTCTATGAATTTCAAAATCTATTCAAAAGAAAATTGTCCTTATTGTTATAAGGTAAAAGCAGTGCTCGAAATGACAGGCACAAACTTTGAAGTTTTCAAATTGGGAGAAGACTTTACACGAGAAGAATTTTATTCACAATTTGGGAATGGATCTACATTTCCTCAAGTCATCTGTGACGATAATACTATAGGAGGATGCGTTGATACAATCAAATTTCTCAGGGAAAAACAAGTCATCAAATCTTAACATAAATAAATCACAAGATCACAGAAATCGTGGTGTTGACTTTTTATTAAACGGGGGTAAAAGAAAGCGATCTAAACATTTTCATATTATTTTTGAAAAGATGATATGCTTTCTGAGAAGGGAAGTAAACATCTATTTTGAATTTTCAATCAAAATATCCCGGAGAAAGAAAAATGTTAGCAGTTAGTTTAGTATTTGGTTCATTTCTGATCGTTCTATTTCTTATACTGGGACTCGTGATTGGTTGGACCGCAAGAGAATACATGATGAACTATCGGGAAGTACCAAGACCTCATCCTGAAATGTTTGACGAGCAGGGTAATTTAATACCCGATGAAGTAATTGCATTTAATTTTGAAAACTATCATGACTACGACAACGAAGAAGAAGAAAACAACAACAGCAACGATTGAACTTCCAAGAAATCCATTTGTCTTTGAGGTTTTAGACTTAGTATCTAAACAGAGAAGCAAAGCAAAGAAGATTGAAGTTCTTAAAAAGTATGAGGATCTTTCTCTCAAGATAGTTCTTATTTGGAACTTTGATGAAACTACAAAGTCATTACTCCCTGTAGGTGAAGTTCCTTATTCTGGGTTTGAGGATCAGGTTAAATCTAGTGGATCTTTATCGACAAGAATCAGTGAAGAAACACGTAGAATGCATGAGACTGATTCATTCTCTCTTGGATCTGGTGATAAGAACGGACACACTACAATTCGTAGAGAAGCAAAGAACTTTTATCACTTCGTCAAGGGTGGTAATGATGGATTGAATGCTATTCGCAGAGAAACAATGTTCATTAATATCCTTGAGGGACTTCATCCATTGGAAGCAGAAATTGTTTGCTTAGTAAAAGATAAAAGACTTGATGAAAAATATAAGATCACCAAAGAGATTGTTGCAGAAGCATATCCTGACATTCAATGGGGAGGTCGTTCCTGAATTATGAAAGTACTTCATGAAAACTGTGACCCTGAACTAGCACAAGATAAAAGTCTTCCATCCAATGCTTATATAATTGAGTATAAGTCGGAAGGAACTTCGTGTTTTGATATTGTTTCGGCAGGAAAACAATCAGAAATTTTTGATGCCTACTGGGACAAGCATCGTGACAACTTCGTGACTATGAAGCAGGCAGAAGGCAGAGTTAATCCTAAGATGTGGGGTAATGAACCACCCAAAACGAAAAAGAAGAAGTAATTCCAAAAATACCGGAAAAAAAATTCGGCAAAATTTTTGACCTGTAGGGTCGCTTGACTAAATAAGGTATGAGGTCTATAATAGACCTGTCGTTCATCTCCTTATGGAGACGCAAGTAAGTCGCGGAACGGAGCGTTCATCCCATGGTAGATCTATTACTATATTCAACTATTGCCTGTGCTGATGCCGATGCTATTATGCTGAGGATGAAAGCAAACGAGGATCTCCCTCAAGTGGTAAGAATTGAGTTAGTTGAAACCGTAAAGGAATCAACACCACACTGCTATTGGGACGCAAACGACTGAAGGAACGGAGTAAAATCCCTACTACTTCAGGAGTACCACAATGAACACACTTCAAATGGTCAAAAAGCAGATCCAAAAGGCATCTGCTGTTCACAACGCACAGATCACTCACACTGCTTATCGTGGTGTTGAGTATGATACTCGTTGTGTAGAGAGCAAAGAGTCTCACGGGACTTTCTGCTATCGTGGTCGTACTTACAACAAGTGATATGGGAGCACTACAATTAACTGGGATCGTATCCCTAACTTCTGTAGTATTTCTTTCACTTATATACGGAGAGATTAAACTTTTCTCCAAGTAATATCAAGGAGGGTTTCATCCCTCCTTTTTTTATGCTATAATAAGGTGAAACAACAGAGTGTTATGGAGAGAGAAAAACTAAAACTAATTGTAAGAAATCTTGAATTGCTTGTTGATTCACTGAAGGCAGAAGTGTATTCTGATCCAGGTGCTTATAAGACATCTGTGAATAACTCCAGATTTCCTGGTTTCACAGATTATGATGAGATCTTTGAGGACGATGATGACTGATACAAAGAAAGCAAAAGAACTTGTCAAACTACTGGAGAGATTGATTGAAAAAGATTATCTCTATAGTGAAGATAAAATCATTGAAATGAAAACGCAATTGCGAGCAGTAAAAAAGCAGATTGCTGATATTGAAAAAGAAAATTCTAAAGGATTTGGTAAATGAGTGTAAAACTGATTAGTGTAACTCCCGATGCGGAGAAGAATATGGCATATGTTGCCAGGGTATCAAATCCCAATAATCAAGAAAACCCTAACTATGCAAAGTTGTTGGGTTATTGTATCAAGCACAATCATTGGTCTGTGTTTGAGCAGTCATTTATGACACTTGAGATTGAAACTACGAGAGGTTTGGCAGCTCAAATTCTGCGTCACCGTTCTTTTACATATCAAGAGTTTTCGCAACGGTATGCAGATTCATCCATGCTTGCCGATACAATTCCTCTTCCAGAACTGAGGAGACAGGACACTAAGAATCGTCAGAACTCTATTGATGATATTGATCCTTTTGTGAATCAAGAATTTCAATTCAAGATGCAGAAACATTTCGAGGAAGGAATGAAACTCTATCAAGAGATGTTAGAGTATGGAATTGCAAAGGAGTGTGCTCGCTTTGTGCTTCCCCTTGCCTGTCCCACTAGAATCTACATGAGTGGATCATGTCGTTCATGGATTCACTATATCAATCTGCGTTCTGCTAATGGAACACAGAAAGAGCACATGGATATTGCCGAAGCATGTAAGAAAATCTTCGTAGAGCAATTCCCTACCTGTGCCGAAGCCCTGGAATGGGTCTAAATATTTTTATATTGATTTCTTAACAATGGCAACGTATCCTGTGGTTCACAAAGAAACTGGTGAACAGAAAGAAGTGAAAATGAGTGTTCATGAATGGTCTAAGTGGTTAGACGAGAACCCTGAATGGACTAGAGACTGGTCAGATCCTTCTACCGCACCAATGGCTACTGACGTTGGTGAATGGAGGGATAAACTTGTCGGTAAGCATCCAGGATGGAATGAAGTTCTTGATAAGGCATCAAAAGCACCAAAAGCAACTGTCAAAAAGATTTAAGCATGGCAAGAAGGAAAAGAGCATCTGCTAAAGATGATCAACCTATTGGAGTTGGTCTTACATCAAAGCAGATGAAGAGGAAAAAACCTCTAAGTTCAGATTATTTGATCGATATTGATCCACTCACAGACAATCAAAAGAGATTGTTTGACTCATATGCAGAACAAAAGCATATAGTCGCATATGGATGTGCAGGAACAGGTAAAACATTTATTACGTTGTTTAATGCACTGAAAGATGTCCTGAGTGAATATACACCTTACGAGAGAATCTATCTTGTAAGGTCTCTGGTATCTACAAGAGAGATTGGATTCCTTCCAGGTTCTCATGAGGATAAAACAGACATTTACCAGATTCCATATAAGAATATGGTGAAGTATATGTTCCAGATGCCTAGTGATGCTGACTTTGAAATGCTCTATGGTAATCTAAAGGCACAAGAGACGATCAAGTTTTGGTCTACATCATTCCTTCGTGGAACTACACTTGATAACGCCATTGTCATTGTTGATGAATTTCAGAACCTAAACTTTCACGAACTTGACAGTATTATTACTCGTGTTGGTGAGAATACACGTATTTGTTTCTGTGGTGATGCCAGACAATCTGATTTAAATAAATCAAACGAAAGAAATGGTATCGTTGATTTTATGAACATCTTGCGTAAAATGCCTTCATTTGATATAATAGAATTTGAGATTGAAGATATTGTCCGTTCAGGTCTTGTTAAAGAATATCTTACAGCAAAAATGGATGCAGGTATGTAATGTTTAATCATGTTGATGTTAGTCTTCCTCAACTTGAGAGGGAGACTATTGATGGGGTGAGATACTATTCTGTCCCCGATGAAGAAGAACTTCTCCGACTGGTCTCCATCACTTCGGTGACCAGTCATTTTAATAAGGAAATCTTTGTTAAATGGAGAAAAAAGGTTGGTAATGAAGAGGCAGATCGTATCACAAAACGTGCCACAAGCCGTGGAACTGATATGCATACTCTAACTGAGTATTTCCTCAAAAACGAAGAACTTCCTAAAGTTCAACCTATCTCTGACTTTTTGTTTAAAATCTCTAAACATAAGTTAAAAAAGATAAATAATATTCATGCCCTGGAAGGTTCCCTATATAGTAAACAGTTAGGGATTGCGGGCACCGTCGATTGTATTGCAGAATACGAGGGTGAGTTAGCAATAATTGACTTTAAGACTTCAGCAAAACCGAAACCACGAGAGTGGATCGACCACTATTTCGTACAATGTATGGCATACGGTTGTATGTTGTATGAACTGACAGGTATTTCTGTCAAAAAACTTGTAATCATTATGGCTTGTGAAAATGGAGAATGCGTCGTCTACGAAGAACGAGACAAATCAAAGTACATCAAACTTCTTACCGAATA